ATTGGGTTTGACATGAACCGAAGCTCTTCACAGGTTGCGGCAAAGTTTACGCAGGACAACGGTATCAAGCCGCTAATGGAGCTTATTGCTGAGTTTATGACCAGAGAAATCGTCTGGCGCTACGATGAAAACCTTCGATTCTCATTTACCGGAATGGGGATGCAGGACCAAGCAGAAATGGCCGACTACTACAAGGCCTCACTTGCCGGCCTTCCGTGGCTTCGCCTTAATGATGCCCTGCGAGAGCGAGGCCAAGACGGTATTGGCGATATAGGGGAAGAGATTTGGCTCCCATCACCGCAGGGCTACATGCCAATGTCGGTGTACATGAAATACCTTGAGAACATTATTTCCAAGGGCGAGGTTGAGCCGCAAGATACTCCTCCGACAGGAAATAACCCGCAGGGAACCCCGTCACCAGAGCAGGGCGAGGACATAGTTCCGGACAATGCACCGGCTAATGCTCCACAGTCGCAGACTGCTAAAGCTGCCGGGGATCAAATCATTGTGTGCGACATTGATGGAACCCTTACAACCCAAGATGGAAGCGACGAAGAAAATGAAGCAGTAGTCAGCTACCTGCAGCAAAAGTCAGATAACCACCGAATATTTATTGTTAGCGCACGATCTATCAAGCGCCTTGACGAAACTCGCGCTTGGCTTGAAGAGAATGACGTACCACATGACGAGCTTTACCTATCTGATTTCCCGGCCGGGGCAGGCCTGCAATTCAAGAGAGATAGGATTTCTCATATTCTCAAGGATCACGGTCCTGTTGTTGAAGCAATTGAGAATGACCCAGCGGTCCGCGAGGCTTATCAGGCAGCCGGGGCGCAAAATGTTCACGGCCCAGAGGATATTTCAAAGAATTACGCTGCAACAGATTATTCTGGAATCAACCTAGGTGTCCCAGCTGCTGTGAAGGCCGAGGCGACACGTGGTCTCGCTTGGCGAAAAGAGTTTGGCCGTGGCGGCATCGGGCCAGGTCAGGCTACTGCCAACATGCTGATTAGCGGAAAAATGACAATCCCGCGTGTTCGCAAGATGCGTGCATTCCTTGCCAGACACGAGGTTGACAAGCAGGGCGAGGGATTCAATCAGGGCGAAGACGGCTACCCATCTGCTGGCCGCATTGCCTGGGCCCTCTGGGGCGGGAACCCGGGTCAAAGCTGGGCAAACAAGATCATGCGACAGGTTGAAGCCCGCGAGAAGCGGTAATGGCAGAGAAGCTATACCACTCACAGCCCTGCTTCTGCATGCCGTGTAGGGCGCTACGCAAGGCAGGGGACATCCCACAGCAAAGTGCTAAACTGCCTGATGATGAGCATCCGAAAAAGTCCAAGAGACGCAAAAAGCCTTAGCCACTTCTCCACATTTAGTGGGGTTGGCGGTATCGACCTTGGACTAGAGGCGGCAGGATGGTCAACTGTTGCCCTGTGTGAAAATGCTGGCTACCAGTCAGCTGTTCTTGCGGCAAGGTGGCCTCACCTAAAGAATCTCGGAGACATCACATCCATTGGCACTGAACGCACGGGAGAGGCATGGCAAAATGCTACTCTATGGTCGGCTGGGTTCCCATGCCAAGACTTAAGCTCAGCAGGAAAGCGCAGGGGGTTTACTGGTGATCGCTCGGTCCTCGCGTTCTCGTTCCTCAATCTCGTCGAGTCCTTCGGGCCAGAGTGGGTCCTCCTCGAAAACGTCCCCGGACTCCTCACCTCAAACAAGGGCAGGGACATGGGGAGACTCCTCCAGGAAATGGATGAACTCGGGTATGGCGTTTCGTGGAGAACTATTGATGCGTCGAGCGCCGGAAGCTGTGAACTGCATGGGCGACGGCGCCCAGTGCCGCAGCCGCGCCGTAGAGTCTTCCTTCTTGGACATCTTGGAACCGCTCGTGCCGGCGAGGTTCTTCTTGACACGAGAGGAGGCCCAGAACTACCTTGGGCGCTCGGTCGTGAGCACGCCAGCTGGTCCGAAGATCGGCTTTACGCCGGACCTGTACCAGAAGATCCAGGAAACTATCGACCAGCCTCGCTTGATTTTGCGAAGGTTGACTACGCTAGAAATGGAGCGGCTGATGGGGTGGCCGGACGGGCACACGCTGGTGAGAGGATTCCGACGTCTACACGCCAAGCGCACAAAATCGTAGCCCTTCCAAATTCAAACGGACCCGAGCTTCGATTGTTCCGCAAGATAGAGAGAAGCCAGAACAATGGGTTCTTTGAGCGATGGACTGAGGACGGCTCATATAGCACCCTTACGGCCTTTTCATCCTCTGGTGTTTTCGGTCAACACCTAGTCCAGAGCGGCGCGTGCATGGAGCACCCGTTACTTGACAGAACTAATGAAACAGTACGGGCTGATGCATGCGGAAACGGAGTCGCCAGCCTCGTGGCAGAGTGGATTGGCCTCAGGATCGTAGAAAACATGAGGTTGCACCTCGAAATCTGATGTGATAGAATCTTGTTATGTCACACAAGGACCCGGTAACTCCAGAGCTCCGATTTGCAGTGATGAAGCGCGATAAAACGTGCGTCGGCCCACTCGTCGGAATGCCAAAGCCGTGCGGAAGCCAGTTTGGCTCTGGGTCAACCGTATCCCTTGAGTTAGATCACGTTGATAACGCAGGGTTTGGAAAACGTGGGCCCAGCTCACTTGGAAACTTGGTGGTACTGTGTGGATACCACCATCGTGTAAAAACAGAGGCATCCAGAACGTGGAAGCCACTGCTCAGGAAGTATTTGGAGGGGATCAATGCGTAATCCAGCGATAACGTACCCGGGCGATGGAGGGTGCTCCTATCAGGGCTGCCCTAATCGATCAACGACGCGAATAAAGCGTGGAAACTTCTTGCCCCTAGGAGAAATCAAAATCTTTTCTGCTGGGACAGGCGTGCACACTGAGTGCATGAATCACATCCTTAGGAATAATGGCGGAATACTTGACGACGTGATCGAAGGATACGACGAAGCTCCGCCAACAGGGAGAGAGCTCCATGAGTGACGGACATATCGATCCTCAAAGCGTCGAGCAAGGCGTAAAATCGGCGTCATTGATTATTAGTACAATGGTTGAAGACGCACTAGACCTAGAGTTGCGAGAGGCAATGGCACCAGAGTTGTGGGCCAGCATCCGCGACGAAATGCGCAACGGGGAATTTGCCGGAACCGACCCAGAAACATGGTGGCTTATTTGCGAGGGTGCAACGTGTGCCATTGAAGAGTGGGTCAAGACGGGCGTAACCCCAGCGCTACCAACTTCGGAGGGGCAACTTGAGTAAGCAGAGCGGTATCGCTAATAAAGAGCTGCGGGATCAGCAGCGAGAAGAGAACGCCAAGGTATGGCGTTTAATTAAGGAGTCTGGGGTGAAGCGACGTTGGGTCGCTATGCACCTTGGTGTATCATATGGCTATCTGAACCAGGTGCAGTATGGCCATGCTCCGATGACCGCAGAGATGCGGAAGCGGTTGGCAGAATACCTGGGGTTAAGTGAGTCCGAGCTTTTCGGACATAAGTAAGAGAAGGAGTTAGTAATGGCATTCGATAAGAGCGCACTAAAGGATTACGTTGATGTCGCAGAACGCATTCGTGCATGGTACGAGGCGTATCCAAACGGACGAATTGAGACACGCATCATTGAGCACAATGAGAAGCGCGTAGTCATTGAGGCCCGAGCCTATCGCGGGGCGAAGGGAGATTCCGGACCAGAGGATGAGCTTGGGTTTATTGACGACCGACCGGCAGGTACCGGTCATAGCGCCATGCAGATCCCAGGAGCAACACCGTACACTCGCGGCTCAGAGATTGAGAACTGCGAAACGTCCGCTGTTGGCCGAGCGCTGGTAATGGCAGGCCTTCCGTCCAAGCGGATTGCCTCAGGAGACGAGATTCGCGCCAAGGGCGGGGATACCGTTGTTAAGCGTGAAGTCATAAAGTCCAAGGACGAAGAGATCCTTCGGGCCGCGGCTGAAGTATTTGAGCCAACAGACGAGTTGATCGACTGGCGAGAGGCTATCAACGGATCGTCGTCCATTACGGACCTCAATACCGTTGCCCAGCAGATCGCCTCTTCAAAGCTCGGTGCTGATGCAAAGAAGTGGCTAGCAGTGTTCTACAACGCGCGCAAAGCTGACTTCGCCTGATGCAACTACCAGACAGTACGCTAGAAAAGAAGCACATCAGCGTCAGCGAGATCCGCGAGTTTATGGCGTGTCCGCTGCGCTGGTGGTACCGGTACGGAATGGGCCTATGGACGAGCAAGCAGACAAGTTTCTTTGCGCTCGGTACATCGGTGCATGCCGGACTGGCAAGTTGGTACGAGCCGTTTGCCGGCGGCAAAAAGAGCGGTGACCTCACCCCTGCAATTGATGCGTTCAAGTCGACATACGCTAAGGAGTCGGCAACGATCGATTGGACCCAGGAGAAGGAGAAGAACCCAATCAGCGAAAGCGCATTGGGTGAGGACATGCTCAAGGCGGCGCTCCTAGAAGGCGACGACTGGATTGCAAGTTCTGTTGAGCGGACCTTTATGTCTGACATCGAACACAGCAGGCTTGGCAAGTTGCCAATCCAGCTCAAGTCGGTGCTCGACATGGTGACCAAAGAGAATGATGTCGTAGAGCACAAGACGGCGGATCGCAAGTGGGAGGCCGGGCGAGAGCACGGAGATGCCCAGGCAACCGCTTATGTGAACGCAATACGTCAGAATCTTGGTCACGACCCAAAGGTCACGTTCAACATTGTCTCCAAGCACTCAAAGGGTCCGAATGTTGAGCGACGGATTACGACACGAACGCAGGATGACATCGACCAGCTCTACGTTACGGTCCGTGCAATCATTGATGCGCGAGAAAAGGGCGCAATTTACCCTAATCCGACCGCATTTGTGCACGCAACATGTGAATATAGGAGATTGTGCAACCAATGGGAATCTCATCCACAAAAGCTACCGGACACGCAAAAAAGGATGCTGGAAATGCTACCAGGAGTCAGGAACAGCACGCTGGACAAGCTCGGACGATGACACTGGCGCAGTGGCGCGTAGAAATTGAGCACTCAAGCAATAGACAAGGAAAGATCGGTGACTTCTTCACGGAGGTCACAGGAAAAGAGATGAAGCGAAGTGATTATGGGCGCATTGCGCAGTTGATGGCATCATTTCCGGGTGGAATCCCCGCGCTGATGTCGGCAATTTGCGAAGCGGCGATCCGCGATGTTAGCGGCGACCCGTTTGCGTATGTAAAGAAGCTGTCAATGACAAGGAAGTGGTCAGATGACGTTAGCAGCCGTAAGGAGGACTACGATCAGTATGTCGAAAAGTAGTAAGTTCGAGAAAGTTTCGTCAATCATCCCCGATTTGGACTTTGTGACGATCATGTCCAATGGCCAAGTCAAGGGAGTCTCAATGGTGCCGACCCCAGAGGTCGCCTACCAGAGAATTAATCAGTCGGGCGTGCCGATTCGCTACCAGAACGCCTCGCTTGCGTCGTTGCTTCCTGATATTAGGGAATCACGCGCTGGAAAGGTCGTTCGTGAGTGGGCCGATAAGCCACTATTGGACCAGGGGTTCTTCTTGTTGGGAACTCCCGGCACTGGGAAGACCTATTTAGCCGCAGCTGCGCTGAATCAGCGTATTCAGGAAGGCCTAGCAGGGGCAAAGTTCTTCAATGTACCGATTTTTCTTGACGCTATCCGCACATCGTTCAAATTTGATGATGCTGAGGCCCAAGATGACTTCCAGTACAGTTGCAAGAGAGCTCCATTAGTGGTCCTTGACGATTTTGGCAAGGAGAAAGCTACCGATTGGGCGACTGAACGCCTCTATGTGCTTGTTGAGAGCCGGTATTCGGCCATGCTCCCAACGATTGTCACATCAAATAGGTCAGTCAACGAGTTGTACGACCTAGGATACGGCGCAACGGTCTCCAGGTTGCTGGAAACGTGCACTGTTGTTGAGGTTTCGGGGAAAGATTTACGTCCAGGATTGAGAAAGTCGGCTAAATAAGTGGCCGATGCGCTTGAGCTGACGATTCACGGTCGTCCGCCAAGCTGGAATGCTGCGTATCGCGCACGAAAATCGTATATCTACATGACACGAGATGCCAAGCAGTGGAAGAAGATCGTTTCCGTTATTGCTTCAGCCGCAAAGGCGGAGCAACAATGGGAGTGCGGTCGTGATACAATGCTCGTCGTTGATGTGTGGATCTACGTGAAGCGTGGCATCGATGCAGACAACATTCTAAAACTGACACTTGATGCAATTGCGTTGGGTATCGGAGTTAATGATGCACGGTTCATGCCGCGTGTGTGGGCCCTGAAGAAGAAGTGCGAAGAAGAAAAACTCGTACTTAGAATTAGTGAGGTAGTAGAAGATGATTAAGGTACAGTTGATAGGATATGTAGGTGCTCGCCCAGTTGTTCGCGCAACGCAGAAGGGCCGACCGGTAGCAAACTTCAATGTCGCCGTTCATGGCGGAAAAGATGCAAATGGTGAAGAGAAGTCGACGTGGTATCCGGTCACGTGTTGGGACGGACGAGCCGAGCTAGCCGATAAGATTGTCCAGAAGGGTGACCTTATCTGGATTGAAGGCACACCAGAAATCAGCTCGTGGAACGATAAGAACGATGTGGAGCATACCGAAATCTCCATCACAGCAAAGTACATTCAGGTGCTGAGCCGCTCGAAGAAGCAGGGTGATGCAGAGGTGCAAGCAAGCTCCTCTCGTGCAGATATGCAGCAGTCGCTTGAAGAGCTTCCGTTCTAATGCCAAAGAATTATGATTTGCAGGAGATTGCAGAAGATCTAAAGAAGCTACAGACGATGGATTCCGGTGTGGACCGTGAAAAGCTACTGCGAAAGGTTTTGCCAGTGATTTCCGAACTTGTTAACACGATGGCGAAGATTGCGGAGAAAATTGGTGATCCGGTGGACGATATAACATCGTTGCGCTCTCGTCGTGGTATTGCATCCCGCAACGTTAATTGATAGGATAAACGGCCTCATTCCGAAATGTCACAGTTTTTAAAAGATTCTTGTCTCTGTCGGGTTGAGGAACCACCAATCAATCCTGAGGGGGTTGGAGCGATCCAGCCCCCTCTTGCCATCCCTAAGGAGACCCGCATGACACAAGTAATTGAAATGACGACAGCAACCCTCACACAAGAGATGGCAAAGGGACCAACCATTGTTGATTTCTGGGCTCCATGGTGCCGACCGTGCGTCGCCATCAATGTAGAGCTGGAAAAGCTCAAGGTGATTCGTCCTAACATTAATATCATTAAGGTCAACGTTGACGAGCATCCACGCCTTGTTCAAGAGTACGGTATCAAGAGCGTCCCCTGTGTTATCTACACCAATGGGGCAACCTCCTCGCCAAAATCCTTTAATGGATTTATCACGGCAGAGGACATGATTCGACGTATCGGGGCGTAATGACAGTAGCTCCCCATCCTGCGTCGCTCTCCGTGGCTCCTAGGGGCATATTGGAGGGGTCTAGCGCCGCGGCCGGGCCCCAGATAAACGTGCATTCCGTGTACACATCGTAGATATGCATTTAGAATCGGCGATACGTTTCCGAAAACATGTGTATGTGAATGACCTCACGGGCTGCCATGAATGGACCGGTACTCTTGACCCAGACGGATACGGTGGATTCATGCACGAAGGGAAGCGATTCCGTGCACACAGGTGGGCGTATACCTTTGAGGTCGGGCCTATCCCCAAGGGCCTGGAGATTGACCACCTCTGTAGGGTGCGTAAGTGCGTCAATGTGATACACCTGGAGCCTGTGACGCGCACGGTCAATATCCGCCGTGGTCTTGCAGCTACTGGACGTATCACACACTGCAGAAGGAAGCATGAGTGGACGGACGAGAACACCTACAGGACTCCACGGGGCCGGA